TAGATCAACAAGCTGATTTAGACTCTAGAGAAGTCGCTATAACTTTACCTCGTATGGGTTTTGAGATTGCTGGTATTGCTTATGATGCAACCAGAAAATTGCAAAAATTAGGAAAGGTTAGAGCAGTTAAATCAAGTAGTCCATCAATTATGGATTATCAATATAATCCTGTACCTTATAATATAAGTTTTAATTTATATTCTTTTACAGCTACTGCTGAAGGTGGGTTACAAATAATAGAACAAATATTACCTTACTTTCAACCAGATTATACTGTTACGATAAACACTATACCATCTATGAATATTAAAAGGGATGTTCCTGTTATTTTAAATAATGTTAATTATGAAGATAGTTATGATGGAGCATATACACAAAGACGAGCTGTTACTTATACTTTAGGATTTACTGCAAAAACTTATTTGTATGGTCCAGTTTATTCACAAAGAGTTATTAAAGAAACACAAGCAGATATGTATACTGATACTACTGGAACAGAAAAAAGAGAGGAAAGAATTATTGTAGTTCCCGATCCTACAACTGCTAGTGCGGATGATGATTTTGGATTTACTACAACAATAAATACTTTTGCGGATAGTAAGAATTATAATCCAGCAACTGATAGTGATGAATAATTATGAGTATAGACGATAAAATAAATGAAGCCTTAGGTATATCAAATACTGAAACACATACTACTAAGCAAGTTATTAAAAAGGAATTTACACCACCAGTTCCAAGATTAGAGGATAAAGAAAAACAAGATATAGATAATGATTACAAATATAGTAGAGAAAATTATTATAATCTTATAGAACGTGGCCAAGATGCTGTGCAAGGTATATTAGATATTGCCAAAGAAAGTCAGCATCCTAGAGCATATGAAGTGGCAGGTAATTTAATTAAACAAGTAGCTGAAACAGTAGATAAATTAGAAGACTTACAAGGTAAAATTAAAAGATTAAAAGATGTGCCAGATAGAGTTAATACAAATATTAAACAAGCATTATTTGTAGGGTCATCTACCGAATTACATAAATTATTAAAAAATAAAAGAGAGCATACAATAGAAGAAGATGACAATAGAAAGTAAAGAACATTATTTAGGTAATCCAAATTTATTTAAAGCGAATACACCTCAGCAATATACTAAGGAACAAATAAAAGAAATTCAAAAGTGTATGGAAAATCCTATATATTTTATTGAAGAACATATGAAAATTATTTCTATTGATAAAGGTATGATACCTTTTGATATGTATTCATTTCAGAAAAAAATGGTAGATACATTTCATAACAATAGATTTACAATTTGTAAATTGCCTAGACAATCAGGTAAGTCAACTATTATTATTGCTTATCTTTTACATTATGTTATTTTTAATCCAAGTGTTAATGTAGCTATTCTTGCTAATAAATCTTCTACAGCAAGAGATTTGTTAGGACGATTACAATTAGCATATGAAAATTTACCTCCATTTTTACAACAAGGAGTATTGAATTGGAATAAAGGTTCTTTAGAATTAGAAAATAATAGTAAAATACTCGCAGCTGCAACATCTTCAAGTGCAATTCGGGGTGGTGCATATAATATTATTTTCCTAGATGAGTTTGCTTTTATACCTCACAATATTGCTGAACAATTTTTTAGTTCAGTTTATCCTACAATTTCATCTGGTAAGAAATCAAAAGTTATGATGGTATCTACACCACATGGAATGAATATGTTTTATAAACTTTGGAATGATTCTATACATAAAAGGAATGATTATGTACCTATTGAAGTACATTGGAGTGAAGTGCCTGGCCGTGATGAAGCATGGAGACAGGAAACTATACGAAATACTTCCGAAGCACAATTTACTACCGAGTTTGAATGTGAATTTGTAGGTTCAGTAGATACACTTATTAGTCCTTCTAAACTTAAATCATTTTCATATGTACATCCTATAGTATCAAATGCTGGTTTAGATATGTATGAAAGACCAATTAAAGGCCATGAATATGTAATGACGGTTGATGTTGCAAGAGGTACGGTGCGGGATTATTCTGCTTTTGTTGTATTTGATGTTACACAGGTGCCTTATAAAATTGTAGCAAAATTTAGAGATAATGAAATAAAACCTTTAATATTTCCACACACAATAGAAAGATTAGCAAAACAATATAACAATGCTAATGTATGTGTTGAAGTAAATGATATAGGTGGTCAAGTAGCTGATGCATTGCAATTTGAATTAGAATATACAAATCTTTTAATGTGTGTTATGAAAGGCCGTGCAGGTCAAATATTAGGGGGTGGATTTTCTAAACGTGGAACTCAATTAGGAGTTCGTATGACTAAACAAGTTAAACGAGTAGGTTGTTCTAATTTAAAAGTGTTGTTAGAATCTGATAAATTAATTATGCAAGATTTTCATATGATTGAGGAACTTTCAACATTTATAAGACGTGGACAATCTTTTCAAGCTGAAGAAGGTGCAAATGATGATTTATGTATTTGCTTAGTTATATTTGCATGGCTATCAAATCAAAGATATTTTAAAGAATTAACAAACCAAGATGTACGAGCAAAGTTATATGAAGAACAACAAAATGCAATAGAACAAGATATGGCTCCTTTTGGTTTTAAAGATGATGGTTTAGATGAAGAATATGAAGTAGATGATAAAGGGGAGGTTTGGAGTCCAGTAGAAGTTCGTAAAGGTTTAGGATAAAGAATTATAATATACTAAATAGAAGTGAGATTAATGATACTTATTCGCTAGTAATAAGGAGAATATAACATATGGCATTTCAAGTTTCACCAGGTGTTTTAGTACAAGAAAAAGACTTGACAAACGTTATACCTGCTGTTGCAACATCTATTGGAGCAATAGCTGGGGATTTTACAAAAGGACCAACAGATGAGATTGTTTCTATTTCTTCTGAAAAAGATTTAGTTGAAACGTTTGGTAAACCTACTGCTACAAATTTTGAACATTTTTTTAGTGCTTCAAGTTTTTTACAGTATGGAAATTCTTTAAGAGTTGTACGAACATCAGGATCAGGACTTTTAAACGCTACTGAAAGTGGTAGTGGTTTATTAATAAATAACACAACGCATTACCAAGATAATTATGCTGATGGTTCAGCCTCTAATGGATTATGGGGTGCAAGAACAGCAGGTAGTTGGGGTAATAATTTAAAAATATCAAGTTGCCCTTCTGCAACTGTTTATGAAGAAACAGCAAAAACTGCAATAAATCAAGCTGATTGTGCTGTGGGTGATACCACAGTAACTATAGATTCTGCTTCAGGACTTTCTGTAGGAGATATAATAAATTTTGCTGAAAGTGGTGGTTATGAATATAGAATAACAGCTATTAATTCACTTGTTTTGACGATAGTAAGACATCCATCAGGTGTTGGTGGTTTACATACGGCTGTTGCCGATAATGCAGCTGTTAGACGTAGATGGCAATATTATGATTTAGTTTCAGCTGCACCAGGAACATCACCATATACTACTGATAGAGGTGGTTCAAATGATGAAATACACGTGGTTGTTGTTGATGAAACTGGAGACATTACAGGTAAAGCTGGAGATGTTTTAGAAGTATATGATTCAGTATCAAAAGCTTCAGACGCAAAAACACCACAAGGTGATGATAATTATTATCCAAATGTAATTTTTAACAAATCAAAATATGTTTATTGGTTAGATCATAATTCAGGCGGAACAAATTGGGGTGTTGGTGGAACAGGTACTACATTTACAGCAGTTACAGCTGTTAGTAATGTAAGTTTAGCTTCAGGTGCTAATGGTACTGCAGGAACAACTGCTCAATTAAAAACTGCTTATGAAAAATATACAGATGCAGAAACAGTTGATGTAAATTTAATTATAGCAGGTAAAGGTGATGCTGCTCATATTGACAATTTAGTTACAATTGCCGAAAGTAGAAAAGATTGTGTGGTATTTGCTTCTCCAGAAAGAAGTGATGTTGTTAATGTTTCAAATTCTGAAACACAAACAAATAATGTAAAGGGGTTCTTTGATGCTATTACATCATCCTCTTATCTTGTTTTTGATAGTGGTTACAAATATACTTATGACAAATATAATGATGTGTTTAGATTTGTACCGTTAAACGGAGACATTGCTGGTTTGGCTGCAAGAACAGATTTAATCGCAGACTCATGGTTTTCACCTGCTGGTTTTAGCAGAGGAGTAATTAGAGGTGCTGTTAAGTTAGCATACAATCCAACTAAAACACAAAGAGATACTTTATATAGAGCTAGAGTAAATCCAGTTACAACTTTTCCAGGACAAGGCACAGTCTTGTTTGGAGATAAAACTGCTTTGAGTGCTCCGAGTGCATTTGATAGAATAAATGTGAGAAGATTGTTTATTACGTTAGAAAAAGCAATTTCAACAGCTTCTAAATTTCAATTATTTGAATTTAATGATGAATTTACAAGAGCTCAATTTAGAAATCTTGTAGAACCATTCCTTAGAGATGTACAAGGCCGAAGAGGAATAACAGACTTCTTGGTTGTTTGTGATGAAACAAACAATACTGGAGATGTAATTGATAGAAATGAGTTT